GGAGAATAAAATGCCATTTCAGGTCAGTCCAGGCGTAAACGTATCAGAAATCGATTTAACTACTGTTGTTCCAGCGGTTTCTACTACGGAAGGTGCCTTAGCAGGTGTTTTCAAATGGGGTCCAGTGAATACTCGCGTCTTGGTAGACAGCGAAGAAACACTAGCGGCCAGATTTGGGAAACCAGAAACTGGGTTCAACCCAGAAACATTTTTCAGTGCAGCTAACTTTTTAGCTTACGGAAATAAATTGTACGTAACTAGAGTTGCTGATACCGCTGCTAAAAATGCCGCCGTGGGAACAGCTCCTAGAGTAGATAACGACGATGATCTATCAGCAATCGGTACAGCTAACCATTGGGTAGCAAAGTATCCGGGAACTCAAGGAAACTCAATTAGAGTCTCTACTTGTACATCAGCTGAAGATTACTTAAAAACTACTGCTGCAACAATCGCAATTGCTGCAGGTGCGTCAACAGGAACAACATCAGCAGATTTATCATTCGGAGGTTCAGGTTCAAGCCTAGTATCAGTCGGTGATAAACTTAAAGTAGGTAATACCAGCCCAGGCGTTGGTGTTCATTACCTAACGGTCAAAGCAATAACCACAACAGCTATTACTTTTGAAGAGAAGTATACTGGTGCTATTGCTATTACAGCTTCTTCAATCTCAAGATATTGGGGTCACTATGACCTAGTATCTTCTGCACCAGCAACATCAGCTTTCACGGAAGCTAAGGGTGGAGCAGGTGATGAAGTTCACGTAGTAGTTATAGACGAAGCTGGTGATATCACAGGAACGAAAGGATCAGTACTAGAAGTATTTGAAGGCCTTTCAAGAGCAACAGACGCTAAGACAGAGTCTGGCGAAACTAATTTCTGGTGTGATGTTATCGATGCACAGTCAGGTTGGGTTTGGGGCAAGAGCGCTTACGGGCTTGCAGCTAACACAACTGGAGCAACTTCAGCAGCTGTATCAAGTTCAGCATCTACATACTCATCTTTAACAGGTGGTGTAGATTCATTGCTCGAGTCAACTATTGCAGTAGCAGATTTGATTAGCGGTTACGACCTCTACAAGTCAGCAGAAGATGTTGACATCAGTTTAGTACTAGCAGGTAAAGCAAGAGGCGATGATGCAGCAAAAGCAACATTAGGTAAGTACTTGATTGATAACATTTCAGAATCAAGAAAAGACTGTGTTGTCTTCGTCTCTCCTGACAGAGCAGATGTAGTCAATAACACTAACGACGAAAGAGATGATATCATAACATTCAGAGATGCTCTTACAGCTTCTTCTTATGCTTTCCTCGATAGTGGTTATAAATATCAATACGACAAGTACAACGATGCTTACACTTATGTACCTCTTAACGGAGACATGGCTGGTCTAGCTGTTAGATCAGATGAACTAAGAGATGCTTGGTTCTCACCAGCTGGTTTCAATAGAGGCCAAATTAAGAACATCGTTAAGCTAGCTTACAACCCTAAGAAAGCTGATAGAGATATCTTATATCAAGCTGACGTAAACCCAGTAGTTACTTTCCCAGGACAGGGTACAGTACTATTTGGTGACAAGACATTGCTTGGTAAGCCGAGTGCATTTGACAGAATCAATGTTAGGAGACTATTCATTGTTCTTGAGAAAGCAATCAGCACAGCATCTAAATTTACATTGTTTGAATTCAACGATCCGTTCACTAGATCACAGTTTAAGAATCTAGTCGAGCCTTTCTTGAGAGACATTCAAGGTAGAAGAGGAATTTATGACTTCAAAGTAGTTTGTGACGAAACAAATAATACAGGTGAAGTGATTGATGGTAACAGATTTATCGGTGACATATATGTGAAGCCAGCTAAATCAATTAATTTCATTCAGTTGAACTTCGTAGCAGTACGAACTGGGGTTGAATTTAACGAAATCGTAGGTCAGTTCTAGGACTAAATACTAATAGGAGTATCAAATGGCTTTTAATATAAATGAAATCAGATCACAGCTAACTCTAGGTGGTGCTAGACCTACTCTGTTCCAGTGTAACATTACGAACCCTGCGAACAGTGCCGGCGATTTGAAAACACCTTTCATGGTGAGAGCTTCTCAGGTTCCAGCGGCAACGTTGGGATTCATTGAAGTACCTTACTTTGGAAGAAAGACTAAGATTGCAGGTGACAGAACATTCGCAGAATGGACAGTTACAGTAATCAATGATGAAGACTTTTTAATCAGAAACGCAATGGAAGAGTGGATGCAAAACATTAACTCTCACGTTGGTAACGTTAGAGGATTCGGAAGTGCTTCAGACTTGTCTTACAAATCTCAAGGACAGATCACGCAGTTTAGTAAAACTGGAGTTCCGATTAGAGAATATACATTTAACGGTTTATTCCCAATCAACATTACAGAAATGGATGTTGCATGGGATGCTACAGATGTGCTACAAGAGTTCCAGGTTACTTTCCAGTACGACTGGTGGGAAGTTACTGGTGGAACTACTGGCAACGCTGGCGGCAACTAAAACCAACTTTGAATTTAGGCTTCCTCACGGGAGCCTAAATACATTTACAATATGAGGTAATCAATGGCAGAACTATTCGGTTTTGAAATTAAACGTAAAGGACAAGAAGATCTTGGATCCTTTGTCAACCGTCAGGAAGATGATGGTGCCGTAGTCGTTGCAGAAGGTGGCGCGTACGGTCAATACATCGATCTTGAACAAACATCCAAAACAGAAGGCGAGCTCGTTACTAGATATCGTAAGATGGCTATGCAGCCAGAGTGCGAGAATGCTATTGATGACGTAGTGAATGAATCTATTGTTTATGATTCAGACTCACACACAGCAGAATTAAACCTTGATAAGGTTGCAGTCAACCCAGCTATCAAGGATAAGATCCAACTAGAATTTTTGAACGTAAAAGACCTCTTAGATTTTGAACGTCAAGCATATGAAATATTCAGACATTGGTACATCGATGGAAGAATGTATTATCATATTGTTATTGATGAGAAAGATCCGAAACGTGGAATCATGGAACTTAGATATATTGATCCTAGAAAAATTAGGAAGGTAAGACAAGTCAAGAAGAAGCAACAGGGATCAGGTCCTAACAGAATTCAACTTACACAAACAAAGCAAGAGTATTATCTCTTTAACGATAAAGGTTTCAAGAGCGGACCAGGTACTGTAAATCCCGCTCAGGGTACTTCGCAGGGCATAAAGATTGCCAAAGATAGTATCTTACATCTAACATCTGGTCTTATTAGTGAAGACAACAAAATGGTTTTGTCTCACCTACATAAAGCAATTAAACCTCTTAATCAGTTACGAATTTTAGAAGACGCAACCGTCATCTACAGGATATCAAGAGCTCCAGAAAGAAGGATCTTTTATATTGATGTAGGTAACTTACCAAAATTAAAGGCCGAACAATATCTTAGAGATATGATGGCCAAGCATAAGAACAGAACCATCTACGACGCCAACACTGGAGAGATCAAAGATGATAGAAAGTTCATGACTATGCTAGAAGATTACTGGTTGCCTAGAAGGGAAGGTGGTAAGGGTACAGAAATCACAACATTGCCAGCGGGCCAGAACCTGGGTGAGATGGATGATGTACTTTACTTCCAAAAGAAATTAT